GGCTGCCACGACGCTCATCAGCGAACTTGCCGATGCTGCGTTCTGACTGATGCTTCTCGCAGTAGCCTGTGCCATCGCGCACCAGGACGGCGCAACCTGCATGGCGGCATGGTTTGGCGGCAGCGTTAGGCATAGACAATAAAAAACCCGCTGGGCTCAGGCCGTAGCGGGTTTTAGAGTGGTGCTGGTTGTGCAATGACAATTCCGCACATTAGCGGATTGAGCGTGATTCTGGCTGAACCTCTCGCGGATGTCAATATTTATTTTCTCATGGGCAGAAGACAGGTACTTACCAACGGCAGCGCGGTCATACCCTACTCGCCGACCGACTTCACGCATACTACCTCCTCGCTGATAGACCTCTATCACCAAGACTCGCAGGCCAATAGGCAGCCGCATCACCGCTTCATCGCAGGCGACCATATCCGGCTCAGCGAAACCAAGAGGAATCGAGCTACCGTAGCTATCGCCCTTCGGTGCGTTGTTGAACATCGGAGAGGTTGAGGGAAAACCCAATGCACCAGACGCGCGCCTAATCGCCCAGCGGCCCCACAAGCTCAACAGTACTTCGATGCTCGCCTTCATTCACTGGTCTCCCTATAGTCTCTGCACCGCCACATCCGAGCGCCCTGGCGGTCGTCATGTTTATCGCAATAATCGATTCCCCACAACCTCGCCTTGAAGATGCAACCTACGCAAGTCATTGCCTCTCTCCTCTCAGCCACTTCGGCCGGATCACGCCAGGCCCAGCTCGGAAGATCCGCTCCCTTCATGCCACGCGCTTTCGAGTACTTCTGCTTACTGCCTCTGGTTCCAGCAGGACAAGCATCAAGTCGCAGCCACTCACGATTTTCCCGGCATGGATGTAGCGCGTGCCGATAGCCTTCCCCCCCTCGGTGGCAAAGAACTGTTGCAGAGGTTGGCAGTCCTGCCGCATGCCACGACGGATAGCGTTGTCGATTTCGATAACACCGAACGCCTCGCGCAAATCGTCGATGAACGCCGAAGCGAGTGGCATCTGAGAACGGGTGGCCTCGCGGCTCATGTTCCCAACCTCGTCGAGGTTAGGCAGAGGTTGGGAAGGCTGGAAGCCGCTCTAGTGTTGGCTCTTCCTAACCTTCCTAACCTTCCTAACCTGAAATGGGTAGTGGGCGCGCGCGCGCACGTGTGCGCCCGCACCTGCGCGCCCCCGCGCACGTGTACGCGAGGAAATAGGTTGGGAAGGTTAGGAAGGTTAGGAACTCCCTTGCGCCCCAAGGCCTCCAGGGTTCCTAACCTCGGGAAAAAGGTTAGGAAGGTTGGGAACCTCCGACGCTGTCCGAAGAACTCAGATCGGAACATCGTCGTCCACCCATTTCTGCTGCGCTGGCTCGTCGGACTTCGATCCTGCCCCGTTTCTTGCGGGGGGCTTGTACCAGTACCGAATCATGCCATTGCGGCGCTCGACACGCGTGCAACCAAGCTTCCGAAGCGCGATCCCGATGCGGGTTTGCAGATCGCGCGTCAGTTTTGATGCATCCAGCTTCAAACACTCAGCCGCCACATCATAGGCGGAGAAATCTACGACGCGAGCATAGACCCAGTCATGGATAGCATCAACGATGCTGTCCTGCTGTTCGACGCGCAGCTGCTCCTCGTCGAACCACTGGCGCTGCTCATCTGCCGTTGGCCAGTAGCGTTCGCCGGCATCAACTCGCGTCAATGCCTCGGCGAAAAGCTGCTCACGCACTGCCCGCAAGCCTTCAATATCAATGACGTCAAACAGACAATCAACCGGCCAGAAGCGACGGCCGCCAGTCGGGTCCTTGTTCCATTCATGCTCATTCGTCGAGCCCCCGAAGACCACCTGGCGCGGCGCCTTGATCTCGCGTCGACCATAGACAGGACGATACTCATCCGTGCGGCGGGAGAGAAACGACTTCTGCCGCCGCTCTTCCGAGCGCGCTAGGGCGCCTAGCTCTGGAAATTCATAGATCAGTTTTCCGCGCAAGGCGCTCATCGCATCCTTGCTTTGCAGATCCAACTCGGTGTCGCCGTACCAATCGCCGCCGAGCACCTCGAACACCGTGCTCTTTCCCTTACCCTGCGGTCCTGAGAGCACCAGGCAGTAATCGAACTTCGCGCCGGGCTGTAACACACGCTTGATCGCCCCCATCAGCCACCAGGCAGAGACGCGAGCAGAATAGGGCGACAGCGCCACGCCGAGGTAGTTGGTCAGCCAACCATTGAGGCGCTTCTTGCCGTCCCATTTCAGGCTGCGCAACCACTCGCGCACCGGGTGCCAAGCGTTCGCTTTGGCCAGCACCTCGACCACCTCGGTAACCAGCACAGAGGAAGGTGTGAATCCATACTCGCGTGACAGCCACATGGCGGCGCGCGAATCATCCTGGGCATCCCACTCCCCCACCCGACCTTCGGAGAAGGGCGGTGGTTTGCGCTTGACGGTACATAGCGACATCTCGTCGAAGGCCAGAACGCCCTTCCACGCCGGATGATGCGTGAGGATCTGATAGACGTTGAGCAAGCAGTTAGCCAGGTCACCGTTGCGATACAGCAGTTCCGGGATCCAGACCCGATGATTGCCACCATTGCCCGCCTTGCCTGCGCCAGCCTCGGAAGGGGTAGAAGACTCCTCCAGAGAAATGTCTGGCTTGCGCTCGGTTGCGTTGGCGCGAAGGAAATCGGCTAGGGCGGTGCCTGTAAGGCCATCCTCTATCGCATCGGCGACATCCCATCCATCGGGTTTCTCACCGGGCGCCGGAATTTTCACGTCCCACCATCTACACCCGAGCACCAATGCGTGGGCGGCGATCTTTTCCATCGCCACCACACCAGGCTGTTTGTCTTCAGCCAACAAAGGCTTCGATAGGTCGATCATGCCGGCCTCACGATCGGCAGGAGACAACCGCTCGCGCTTCGCATCACAGTCGGCCCAACCCATCACCTTGCGTCCCTGAAAAGCAGGCCAACCGGCTTTATCGACGGCTTTTCCGCCGCCGGGCCAGGACACCACCACCAGTTCTGGCAGTTCCGCCTGGGCCGCATCGGCGCATTTCTCGCCCTCAACCACAAGGACCGTCGCGTCAGGCTTCGCAGCAAGGCGATCCAGACCATACAGCGGCCTGGGCTCAGGGAAGGAAATCCAGCGCCACTCATAGGCGCCGGTCTCCGCGTGGCGGCACCAGGTAAGCGGCAGAACTTCCTTGCCACCGGTTGATTTCTCGAAGCGGCAGACATAGCCAAGCACCCGACCCTCGGCATCGCGGTAGGTCCACGTGTGCGATGGCTTTCCGCGCTTTATCTGTGCAACCGGTGGTGGCGGCGCGTCGGATGGAACGGGTAGGATCGGCTCCCACTCGGTGCGCCTCTTTTGCTTTGGGGACGTCTCGCCGTCCACCGAATCAACGGACGTGACGGTATCGGGCGCAGCTTCGGTGGGCACCACAACACTCTGTGTTCCCGCAGGCGCGGGACTATTCGATTCAGGGATCTCAGCGCCCAGGTCTCGGCAGGCCTCAAGGAAGGAAAGGCCGGCGTATTCCCGGAGGAACTTGATGGCATCACCGTTGGCACCACAACCAAAGCAGTGGTAGAACTGCTTGGACGGGCTCACCTTGAACGATGGGGTCGCCTCGTTGTGGAACGGGCAGCAGGCTTCGTATTCAGCACCGCTCTGAGTCAGCGGCACGCGAGCGTTGATTACCTCGACGATATCGACCCGTGACAGTAGCGCCGCCGTATCGACGGTCGGTGGTTGTCGGCCGCCTGCCTTGTTGTTAGCGGACATGGGCTATTGGTCTAGGGCCGTCCCGTACATTTCACCAACCGGATAGCCGCCATCTCGAAACCACCAACCAGCCATCACAGAATCAATCTCGGGAACCACCGCTACTGGCGGCTCCGCCAACTCGACTCGACTGATCACAATCCCATGCGAAGTATCTACATGTCGGGTCGCAACGATGCGCGAAGGATAGCGATTCATGCCGCTACACCTCCAGGCTAGGGCTGGTGATCATCAACGGACCTGCTTCTGCTTTGCCGCCAGAAGTTGATGCAGTCGGCTGGCGTGGGCGATCGTCTTCAGCAGTTCGGACTCAATGCGGCGCAGTTCATTCTGCGTCACCTTGCCGTCCCTCAGGCTTTCCTCGCAGGAGCCGATGAACATGCCGAATTCCTTCACGGAGCGCATTGCTGCCAGTCCGAAGTCGGCGTCATCACATGACGGGAGTCGCATCGCAACGTAGCCCAGCTCCTCGGCCATCGCCTGAAGAATGCGGTGGTCGTCGGTGAGCGCCTGCATTCGCATGGTCTCAAGCAGCGTCAGATGATGCGTCGCGGTGTTTGGGTTGAGCTTGGAATTGAGCACCGCATAGCTGATTCACATGCGGGTGCAGAGCGCTGTGACACCGCCAGGGTACTCATGGCCGGTGCTGTGCGCGGCATCGAGAACATTCATCACTACCTCCCTCAGAACGTATTGTTGTTGGCCCTGCTGTCGTACCTTGAAGAAACACCGGAGCGGATCACCTCCCCGAGGCGAGACTCACCAGAAGGCAGGATAGGAGGAGGCACAGCAGGATGGAACTGACGACAGAAGTAACATTGACGGTGCGCGCTCGCATCATGATCACCATGACAGACGGCGTCCTGCAGGTGATGAAGTGCGAGGTACTGGACTGCAAGCTTGTCGAGCCAGCCGAGCTGCGCCGGGTCTTGATCGCCGGGATCTGCAATGAACAGCACCAATAGGGTGGGCCACTCCAGCCGGGTAGAATCGATGTTCGAGAGTCGAAACCACCAGAGAGGAATGGCCCATGGAAACGCAGGAAGTCCGCTATCTCTTCATGCCGTATTGCATTCAGCGCCTGCAGGACGGGCGGCACATCATTCTGAACAGGAACTACAAGCCGCTCGGCACGCTGAATCGGGAGTTCGTCGACTACGACGCTCATCCCAGCGCGGCAAAGATCAAGATCACCAAAGCCAGCGCCCGGAAGATTTCGTACGAGGCGAGCGACGCCATCGACAGGATCTATCTCTACAACGACGGATGCGTTCCGACTTCCGGTGCTGCCGAGATGAAGGCATATCTCGCTCGTCTTGGAGCGCTGGCAAAGCTGAAGGTCGAGATAAAGAAATAGCATCTCAGAGCAGGCTCAGCGCGCGCTGGAACGAGATCAGCACCGTGCCGTCCGACACTCTAAACTGGTCAACCGCTAGGTTGGTCAGTGCGAGCGCGCCGCGGGGAAGGCGTGTCCTTCCATCCCATTCATCAATCAGAACTTCACTGCTAAACCTGCGCATCAGGGCCGCAGAAGCTGAGGACTTTCCGCATCCCTGCGCACTATGGACGATCGTGGTTATCATTTCACGCCACCTCCTGGGGCCGCTTCTTGGTGCCTCGGAGGAAGGCTTCCGGGCGCGCGAGCTTGAGGAACATCAGGCGGGCGGGGGGAATCTTGTCTCGACTCACCCACATGGATACCGATTGTGGTGTTTCAAGACCGCAGATTTTGGCTACAACGGACACGCCCCCTAGGGACTCGACAATGGCCTTGACCGAGAGTTCTGTCTTCATAGGCAGGCATTGTAACCATAGTTACCGGCCGACTGTCAACCATAGTTTCGCTCAAACGTGTAACGATAGTTACATGGGGACCATGGCAACGCGCATAATTGCGCTAAGAGAGGGCAAGAAGCTAAGCCAAGCGGGGCTTGGCGCTGAAATCGGGGTGAGCCGTGTCTCAGTCACGAAATGGGAAAGCGGCGCGACGGAGAATATCAAACCCAAAAATTTGCTTGGCCTGTGCCGCCTATTTTCGATTTCACTGGAAGAACTGGTGGAGGGTAAGCGCAGCGGCATCCGGACATCTCACGACGTGCCAAAAGCAAACCCAGAGAAAGTCGCGTCGATCGGAAAGAACAGGCGGCCGTTGGTTCAGCAGCTTTGCGATCTCGCTGAGAATATTCATGATGACGGGCTGCGCGATCTAATTGGACAGGGTAAGCAATTGGTCAGAAGCCACCCTCTCTCCCCCAAAGCAAAGCGGGTCAAATAGTAAGCATGGCGGAATGGGCCAGCAAGATCGTACAATCAAATATTGATTTTGAGAATTAGACGAAAGATATAGGCAGTGAAATGACAAGACCCTTGATCGCGACGCTGGCAGCATTCTATTGCGCCCTTGCAATGGCCGATCCAGTTTCGGAATTCAAAGAGATCGTCGTTCGGTGTAAAGATGAATTCGCACTTCAACCGGAAACCGAAACAAAGTACTCGGCAAACCGGCGCGCGTGGATAAAGTGGATTCGCACACCAGTTGAAGTGAGCTATGACGTCAGAAAAACCGACTCCCTTGTTGCGCCGCTTTCCGGGTATATCGAGGTTGTTGAGGTGTACTCCAGAAAATCAAGCGATGATGAGCAAACCGCCAAATCCCTAGAAGTTTCTCTCAATGAAGACGCAGTCAGAAACGTCACGCGAATCGACTTTATCAACAAGGATGGGCGTTGGGAGTTTTCCAGCGCGACATTCTCCGGGCAGATTCGTCGATCTCCGTCTTTCCCATTTGATCGGGCTAGATGGATTGCTAGGTCAAGAGCGGAATTGATCAAATCAGAGAGCCCAATAGTGGCTTGCGTGTTGTAGTAACCACCCCGCCGCGCGAATGACAAACATCACGAAGGAAGATTCTATGCCCGATCTAACGCCCGTCACGAAGTGCCCGAAGTGTGGCAGTCATGCGATCGAATTTGCCGCCTTCGAGAAAGTTGACCTTGACGACAAGCTCACCTGCCCGACTTGTGGGCACGTGGCCGCTAAAAGCGAGTTCACTACAGAGATCGTTGGTGAGGTCGCGAAGCTGCTGCAAGACGCTCTCAGGAATATCCCCGGCTTCAAGGCAAAGTGATTTGAGTTCTGCGCACTGGCACACGAACGGCGCTACGTCCGCCTTCAGTTCTACTATCGCGTTCATCTGTAACCCCTCCAAGTAGTCCCTGACCGCCCGCACTAGCGGGCATTTTTTTCGCCTGGTGATTGGGCGACGGCCCAAGTATAACGCGCAATGTAACCATAGTTGACATTCGCTGATGATGTAACTATAGTTACGCCAATCGTTCGAACCCCGAGCCCCAGCAAAGCCTACTAGCGGGCGACCGAACGCTAGCGAAACCTGCCCAGCGATACAGGTGCATGGGGGACATGCTTAGAGCCCTCGCGATGCCGGCGATGAAGGCACCGATCAGGGAGATACCGTGACTCAACCTCTCAGCACCACCGACCTCTTCATTACCGTCCCGGAGACCACGCTACCCAACGGCACCGTCGTGCCGAGCTTCATGGTGGGACAGTACGCCTGCACCCAAGGTGAGGACAAAGCCGCCGTCACCGCCGACGCGGCACCGTGGGTGCGCATCAACTACCACGAGGCCCGCGCGCTCTGCAAGAAAGCTGGTTACGAGCTCATCACCGAACTGCAGTGGCTGGCGATCGCCCACGATGTTGCGCACCAGGACTGCAACTGGACCAAGGGCAAGGTCGGCGAGGGCAAGCTGTTCCGCGGCATCCGCAAGGGAAACGTCAGTTCCGCGCAGCCGGGCAACGTCGAGCCTACCGACAAGAAGGAACGCCGCTGGCTGACGCTGAGCAATGGCGAGCGGATCTGCGACCTGAACGGCAACGTCTTTCAGTGGGTATTCGACAACGTCCAGGGCGACGATGCTGGACTCGTCGCGCGCGCTTTCGCTGCCGACTCCGCTTCCCTACTGGCGCCCTACCCCAGCCTCGAAAAGGGTATGGGCTGGCGCCCGTCGCCCGGCAGCAATTGGTCCGGCGATGCGCTCATCCGGGGCGGCTGCTGGCGCTCGGAGGCCAGTGCCGGCGCGTTCGGTCTCAACTGCGACCGCCCCGACCGCCGCGACGGCAACGTCGGCTTCCGCTGCACCAAACCCATCGGTCTCTGATCCCTGGTCACAGGTCGCCGCTTGCGGTGACCTCCTTTGGAGGAAGTCATGGAGTCAATTACCGCCAAGAAGGCCCCGCCGCGCCCCTACGCCAGCATCCAGGAACGGATCATCGCCAACAGCGTGCTGTCCGACGAACACTTCCACAACGGTACGCCGTGCTGGGAGTGGACCGGTCGGCTCAGCTACGGGAATCGCAGCCCGGCTGGCTATCCTGTCATGAACATGCGCTTCAAGAGCGGTCCGCGCAAGGGGAAGGTCCGCTGCGTGCGCGTGCACCGCGTGGTGGTCCAGGTCTTCAATCACCGACGTCTGACCGCGCGCATGGTGGTTCTCCACCTCTGCAACAACACCAACTGCGTCAACCCCGAGCACGTGCTGGGCGGCAGCCAGAAGAAGAACGTCCGCCAGTGCGTTGCCGAGGGCCGGCACTACACGCCATTTCGCTCGGAGCAGCGGGCATGCGCGTGACCGACCACCAGGTCAGCACCGACGAACTGCGTGCCGCCTTCAATCGCGCGCCGTTGCTGCATCTTCGCGGCATGACCTTCACAGAAGCACTCGCATTGCCACTCGTTCACTGGGCATTGCAGATGTCTGCACTGTCCAGGCGGAAGCGCGAGAACTCCCCAATCCAGCCCCGCCTGATCTGAGGATCACATGACCACTCACGCTGTCTCACTGCGCGCTCTGCGCCTAGCCCTGCGCTGGAAGCTCGAAGGCGCCACACCGCACCAGGTTGCCGTTGCGATCTCCTGGCCGTGGCCGGGCAGAGCCCACGGATCCGTCGTCCTTCTCGACAACCCGAAACGCTGAACGGAGGAATCATGCCAATCGCTGACCGCATCGTCCGCACTCTCAAAGGCTATTTCGTGCTCCACCGGTCCTGGCATTGCGCCTGGATCATGGCCCGGAGGTAATGGCAATGGCCGACACCAAGACTCAGCGCGCGATCGACTTTATCAAGAATAAGGGAAGCGCCCGCAGCAAGGAAATCGCAGAGCACATCAAGACCACTTCTGGCGCCATTTGCAGCCTGCTGAAGGGAGCGGTCCAGTCCGGCGAACTGGTGACCTGCAGGGTGGAAACCCCGGGATCTCCACCGCAAACCGAGTATCGCGCCGGCGCCGGCGGCAAGCCGCAAGCCTTCCGCGACTTCAGGGTAAGCCACAAGGCGCCGGTGCGCCCGCCCACCAAGGAGCCAGCCACTCCGATACCGCCGCAGACCGATGCGGCTGCGGAGAAGAAGCCGGTGACGGAGATCCGCGTTCCACTTCAACGCCAACGGCAGCCGGTTCCCGAAGCGGATCGCCAGCTTCCTGCGCGCATCGGCGCCAGAGCCGCCACCTTCGGCATTACCGAGCACGGCGAGATCGGCATCAATCTCGGCTCCGGTCCCGCAGTTCAACTCACCCGCGCGGATGTGGCTGCGCTCAGCCATTTTCTCGAAACCACCTCCGCTCTCTGGAGCCCGCAATGATCGAAGGCGCAGTGCCCTCCCAGCCGGCGGTGGAGAAAAACACCGGCAGCGCGTCATTGGCCGCTCCTCCCTTGCTGCAACTTGCCAAGGGACGCGCCGTTGCGGCATCCCATCGGGGCCAATTCCTGGCTCCGATGGGCGACGTCATTCCACTTTCAACCCCTTGGAGGATTTCATGACCCCATCTGCATCAGCCGTCCCACCTTCCGTCGCTGCCGTGATGTTGCCCATCGCGAACATCGTCAAGTCACCGACCAATCCTCGCAAGCATTTCAACGAGGCAGCACTGACCGACCTGGCCGCGAGCATCGTCCATCATGGTGTTCTGCAGCCAATCCTGGTACGCAAATGGACGCCGGAGATGAAGCTGCCGCCTGGCAAGTCTTTTGGCGACATGATCGATTGCTACGAAATTGTCTGCGGCGAGCGCCGCTGGAGAGCAAGCCAGATCGGCGGCCTGGAGACCATCCACGCCATGGTGCGCGACCTCACCGACCTGCAGGTGCTCGAAATGCAGGTGGTCGAAAATCTACAGCGCGAGGACGTGCACCCGCTCGAAGAGGCGGAAGGCTACGAGCGATTGATAAAGCACCACGGCTACACCGCCGACACGCTCGGTGAGAAGGTTGGCAAGAGTCGCGCGTACATCTATGCACGCCTGAAGCTCTTGGCCATGGCCCCGGGCGCACGCGAGCTGTTCTTCGATGGCAAGCTGACCGCGTCCACCGCACTGCTGATCGCCCGCATTCCCGGTGCGGCGCTCCAAATCAAGGCCGCCGCGGAGATCACCAAGCCCACCTGGCAGGGTGATGTTCCTTCCTACCGTGCAGCCGCCGAGATCATCCAGAGCAGCTACACGCTCGGCCTGGATGAGGCCACCTTCAAGCCCGACGATGCCAAGCTGGTTCCCGAGGCCGGCAGCTGCACCGACTGCCTCAAGCGCAGCGGCAATGATCGCGTGCTGTTCGCCGACATCGAGGATGCAGACGTCTGCACCGATCCGAAATGCTTTGACAACAAGCGGGAAGTAAACTACCTGCGGCTGCGTGACATCGCCGAGAAGAGTGGCAAGGAAGTCATCACCGGCAAACCCGCCCAGGAGATGTTGATCAACGGCACCCACAGCCTACGTCAGCACAATCTCGAAAGCCTGGACGCCCAGTGTCACGACGATCCTGAGCACCGCACCTACCGCGAGATCCTTGGCAAGAGCGCCGCAGGTACCACCTTTGTGGAACATCCCCGCAAGAAAACCTTCGTCGAGGCCATCGACACCAAGGTGCTCGCTGCGGCGCTGAAGAAGGCCGGCTTCGCGCCCAAGACGACAACCGACAATTCACCTTCACAGGACGATTGGGAGAAGAAACGAGCCGGGCGTGAGGCCAAGACCAAGAGCGAGAATGCCTGGCGCGCCAGGCTGTTTCAAGCCGTTCGCGTCAAGCTCGGCGCGCGCTTTGCGGAGAGCAAGGTACTAGCCCCCGAAGAACTCACGCTGCTGGCGGTCAATCTGTTCCAGAGGAACGCCGAATCCGACTACAACGATATCGACGCCATCACGGGGTTGTGGGGACATCATCTTCCGGAGGACTGCGGAGGCGGAGAATACGAAGCCGCGATCGCTTCCTTCTGTGAATTCCTCATCACCCTCAGCGCGGCAGAGCTCTGCCTGTTCCTGGTTGATTTGTCCCTCATCGATGAGGCTGAGGCGCAGACGTATGAAATCGAGGCCGGCGCGCAACCCAAGCGGTTGCTGGCCCAAGCCAAACGGCTGGGCATAGATCCAGAATCGCTGCGCGAAACTCCGCCCATTGCCTCGAAAGCGCAGCCCAAGACCGCTAAAGCGAAGGCGGCGCCGACGACGACAACCACCACCACCCCCACAACGCCTGCTGCGCAAGCGTCGGAAAAGAAGGCCGCGGTCGAGAAGACCAAGCCAGAGGCGAACGCAAAGGCGAAAATTGCAGCGGCGAAGAAACCAGCGGCCAAGGCAGATTCAGCGCCGGCCAAGCCGGCGACAGAACCGGCTGCGCCGGTTGAAAAGCTCGCGCCGACGAGCACCTGGCCGTTCCCGATCGGGACGAGACCAGCAAAGGCCGCGGCGTGATCAACCGCGAAGCAATCCTGGGTCTCGCGCACTTTGCAGGATGCGTCGAAAGAACTGCCACCGTGCATCCGGGACCGAAGGATCGTTTTGCGCCGCATGAAACAAAGGTATTCATTTTCACCGCAGACGAGCTTGAGCGCTTTGCCAGAAGCGTGATTCAAGCCGACCAACCAAAACCGCTTTACTGATCCCCACTCAAGGAGAAGTCATGAACGCACCCGCAGAAGCCGCCACGCTTACCGTCGCATCGAGCACGGCAGACCTTTTTGTCACCGTCCCACCCGTCAGGTTGCCCAACGGCATTCTGGTTCCAAGTTTCCAGGTCGGGCAATACGCCGCCACCCAGGGCAACGATGGCAAAGCGTCTATCCTGGATGATGTCGCGCCCTGGGTGGAAATCAGCTACCACGAGGCGCGCGAGGCCTGCGCCAAAGCCGGCTACGCCCTGATCACCGAGCTGCAGTGGCTCGCCATCGCCTTCGACGTCGTCACCCAGGGGCGCAACTGGAACACTGGCATGGTCGGCAAGGGCCGGCTGCTGCAGGGCCTCCGCAGCAATAGCGTCGATAGCGCCCAGCCGGGCAACTTCATTCCGGACGATCCGGACGAGGAGCGCTGGCTCAAGCTCAGCAATGGCCAGGCCGTCTGCGACTTCAATGGCAACGTCTATCAGTGGGTCTTCGATGATGTCCAAGGCGATGCCCAGGGAGTCATCGCGCGCGAATTCGCGCCCTCGTCGCCATCGATCACTACCGCGCCCTATCCGAGCCGAACAAAGGGCATGGGCGACTACTGGACGTCG